ACCATTAGAAAGTTGAATATCTACAACTTCATAGACTGTATTAGCCATGCAATCCTCCAGTTTTTCTATTTGATTATATCAACAATTATACATAAAACATAAATACCCCGCCGAAGCGAGGTATCTATGCATAACTTTATTAAATTGTATTTTAACCGTAAACACGGTCAAGAATGAAGCCATATTCAGAACCAGTAGTGTTACCACCAGCAACACCATAACCCTGTCCATCTTCTGGAAGACAACGGAATGAAACTGGATAAACAGTTGCTCCATCACGCTTTAGAGAGTGAGTAACTGTTTCAGTCTGAACCGCACGACGTGCAACATAGATTCGTTCTTTCTTAATTATGCCTGCAGTCTGAATGTTTGAACCTGTTGCTGCTTGTGATGTTGTACCAGTCAATGGTGTGTTGTATGTTTCACCAATGAATGATGGAGCATTACCAATAAGCACAATAGACCTTTCAACTGGGGCATCACCGATTGCACCTGCCTGAAGGTTAAGATGCTGAACTGAACCAGCACCAGTACTAAGACCTGTCAGTGTATCAGTAGCGACACCTGAAGAGTTAAGGAACTGCTCATTCTGTCCAAAAATAACGTGAATGTTTTCTAGCGTACCTTCATCAAACTCGGTACGCAGTGTAACCTTGACTGACTGCTTGAACAAGCGTGCTGCATCAAGCAACTGATCAACCATAACATCTGAATAGCCGGGTTCGTATGAGATTTCTACACCATTGCTAGTGTAACCAATATCACGCCAGTATAGAGATGCTGTACTTGTCATAAAAGAATATGCACTAGATGCTGTTGAAGTATTAGTTCCAGAACCGTTATCAACTGAGTATGGAAAAGTTGCTGAAGATAGGTTTGGACGAGCGAAACCTGAACCGTTAGATACAAGCACGCGAGCCGCACCTACAATAATATTTTTTGCGTTTGCTGCCATTTTTTATTTCACCTACCTTTTGCCAAAGATTGGCATTTCACTTCCTCAATACTATGATAGCATAATTAATTCTAAAAACGACCGTTTGGATCTGTTATTCTACTGTAGCAAAATAGCACATCAATATACCCTGTTTTAATTCCACCTTCGTACTCTGAAGGAAGAGGGGACTTTATGCTTTGAATCGATGAATAATAATATAAATAATTAGTTGAAGCAATATTGAATGTTTTAATATCTTTTGCTGAATCATCATATCTTCTAAATAAATCTGTCATAAAATTAACAATTGCTGCTGCTTCATCATATCGTGGAGAATATACCATAAAATTAATTAATTCATGAGAAATCCACCACTGAGTATCAGTTGGCAATGTTTCACACTGATAAACAATATATGTTTGACCACTAAGTAAATTATTAAATTCAGGAACTTGTTGTTCTGGAATAATTGGGATTATTGCTGTATCAAAACCATCTGCATAATAGTTAGATTCTTTCAGAATCCCCGCATTTTTTAACTGATCCCATAAATAAAGTCTAATTTCATTTATTGCTAATGAATAATAATCTGCCATTAGAATGTATCAATCCCTAAAGAGTATTTTTCTGATGTTTGTTTAATAGAATTAATTACTTCTATTTTACTAGAATTAGGACGATTTAAAACAGTAGCAACACAGTTCTCTATTTCTTTAATAATTCTTGAATTATTAATAACGGTTTCTGACCTAGTGTTGTACCAAATTTCTGAGAAATTTCTTAAAGAATTGGTCGTTGCTTGACCACCGGGATGAAGAATATTTATTATTTTATTCTTAGGAACAAAAACTAATCCATTTTCTTTATTCAAAAAAACAATGGTATTTTTAGTAACTATATGAATTGGCGTATCGCTTTCCATAATTTCCATTTTATTTTTAAAAACATAATGAGAGTTTACAGATTTTCCAGTAGTTCCCGGTTCAAGTAACTTAGATTTTATTGGAACAGGTTTACTTGACTTAATAGGAATAAAAGTAATTTTTAATTTTCCATATTGAACATTTGTTCTTTTTATAAGAAAAAGTTTACTTGAAGGTCTACCAATTTCATTCCATTCATATAAATGATGATACTTTTTAGGATCAGTTTTTGCTGCTAAAGATAAATCTCTAATAAAAGCCTTAGTCGTAATTGTAAAAACTGCTTTACCAATTTCTGTTAAAGCCATAGGAGAAACAGTTGCTTCTGCTTGTTGTACTTTTTGTTCTATTTTTTCTACAACATTATTAATATCTGATGGATTAATTAAAACTTGTATCATTATCTTGCACCTGAACTCTTCTTAGAAGACCTTCATAAAAATTTATTTTTCCTAACGGATCAAGGACTGCATGTAAAGATATAACTTCAAAGATCATGGCGGGATTATTATATTTATCTATTTCAGTATATGCAAGTTGCCCATCTGAAGATTTTACTGCTGTAATACGATTTCTTTTACTTAACTGTACAGCACATTTAATTTTTAATTCTACATTTTCAAAATACATATTTTGATTATTTGTTTTAAAATCTTTTGCTTCACCATGACTACTAATGGTACTTTTTAAAGGCTCTATTTTACAATCAATTGTTTTATCATAAACCCAACTTCTACTAATAGCACCACTATTGGTTTGAGAATTTTGCTGACTATAAACATCAACAGTCATATTCATAATGCTACCAATATAGGAATTAATCATTAGATAATTGTCATTCCAACATTACGATATTGATCAAGGATGTTATCTACAATAAGGTTACCTGTTCCGTTAAAGGCTCCCCCAGCCATTTTAAATGAAGTGTCACTCATACTTACTTCACTTAAATATTTGATTCTCCAAGCAGCATCGTTTGCCATCAAATCACCCACCAAAAGAATTGCACATAATTTAATATCTATAGGAATATAATCCCACCCAACAGTTCCAAAAACTTTATATCTAGTGGATTCTCTAAATCTTCCATAATTTATAACAGTTGGGTCTACCTGATTGTCGTACCTAACATCCCAACCAGCATTTACAACTCTAATTGATTTACCAGTTGGAGTTAATTCAATAGGAAATCCAAAATAATTTACGGATGGACTTACAGTTGTATCATAAATTAAAACTCCATTTTCATACATTTGATCAATTGAAATCATTCTTTCTGTTAGCCAAAGAGCATCGGAACCTGAACCAAATTGTTCTTGAAACCAGTAACGCCTGCCAAATGTTTGACCAGAGTAACCATGAATAAGCGTTCTAGCAATTTTTTCTAATTGCTGAAGAACTTCTGCTGATTTATAATTTAAATCATTAGGGCTTGTTCCTAAATTGTAATAATCAATCAAATCAGATGTTGTAGCATAAGGAGTTACAATTTCATTATATGTTGATTGTTTAGTTGCTATTCCACCTAATGTATAAGAATAGTCTGTTCTTATAACCCTATTTAAAGATGTTAGAGTTGGAGTTATTGAATATTCATATACCCCTTGTGAATTTGTTGCAGAAGCGGTTCCTGTGACAAGTGCCGAAGAACTAGCATTAACACTAGAAACATCATAAATTGAAACAGAAACCGCTCCATCTGCTGCACTTTCAACACCATTCTTAAGAATAGTAATTTGCAGTGTTTGAGTAGATCCATTATGAATCTCTTGCAATTAAATTACCTCCATTTAGGAATAAAAATCCTGAACCTCTCTAGGAGTGGCTGGTCTAAATCCCTGTTCCGTATCAAAAACTCTCTGAGCATGAGACTCAGGCATTGCAATAAAAGGATGATCTAACGTAAAAGTATATGGACCAACCTGATAAGAAAAATTAGATCTATCCATTTTTACTAAAAATGTTGGTTCATTTCTTAATGCTTCAGCCCTCTGTTGCTCTTCTTCATTTAAAGTAACTTCATCTTTTGCTGCATTATTAAAACTTTCATACATTTCATAACTTACGCCTTCTTCCTCTAAAAGAAGAACAAGATCATTTTTAGAAATTTTTTCTGGTAAATCTACACTAAAATTTTCGGCTACCAATTTAAGGTCTGCCAATTTTAAATCATTAAAAGACATTTTTTTTCCTTTCTTTATATCAAAATTATATCAGAAACCAAACAAGGGAGGCGATTG